CGTGCCGCCGAGAATGACCTTTGATTCGGTACGTTCGCACCAGTTAATCATCGCCATGAAAGGATCGGACTGCCCCTCGGCGGCATCCTTAAATTCGATTTTGGTGTTGTCAGGAATAATCCCCGATGCGTTATGACCGATACTGACCAGCGCTTCCATGAGTTTATCCTGCTCATCCTGGCTGGCCCCGGACATATACGACCCGATACGCGGCGGCAGTCCGTAGATTTCCAGGAACTCAGCGAGATCGCGCACGCTGTAGTTTTTAAACAGATATGGCCAGACCAGCACGCGGTATAACCCTGACTGCGCGATGTAACCTGACTTGGCGTTGTGCGTATGCACCAGCCAGCCAAACGGCCAGAGTTCTTCTCCACCCAGCGTGCCGGTGTTAAGACGCACCTCGTCCCCGGCTTCCGGCGTGGTACAGAACCAGCGATGCGGACGCAGTTTGATTTTGACGGGCAGCCACAGATTGCCGTCAAGCTCCCACTTTTCAATCTCCTGAGCGGAAAAGCCATGCCCGATGGCTTCCGCCGCGTTCAGGGTAATATCTTCCATCTCCTGAAGGTCCGCGAACCAGCTGGCCACCATCGCGGCGATCTGTTTTTCTTCCGCCGTCGCGTTCGGCGGTGGCTCGATGCTCCAGTCCAGAGTGAGCAGCGCATTCTTGCGCTTGGCCATTTCAGAAAAGATATGCCCGTCCCGCTCAACCATATCTTCGAAGAGGTCAGCCTGAGCTGCCAGGTCGCCGCGCTCTGCCGCTTCAAGCAAACGAGGAAGACGGGCTATGGTCATTCCCCGTGAGGGGTGAGTTGGCCAGTCACGCTGCAGCTCGAACGTGCGGGAGGTCTGGGGGGCTTTAAGCACCTCTTTATTAAGCGGGCGACCATACTGGTCAAGAATCTGAACCATTATCAAAATCCTCCTGAAGGACCGAACCTGTCCCCGCTATGTCCACGGCGGGGAACAGCTTTAAATTCGAAATTACCAGCGCCGGAAACGGCCAGCATCCAGAGCATATGCAGGGCATCAGGCCCGTCATCATGGTCAGCTTTGGGGAAGTGCCGGAGCTGGTCGATGAGAGTGGTCTGCGAAGGGTGCAGGCGTATCAGGCCGTTGGCCATATGTGGCTGCAGTGACTCAATGCGCAGGAGCTTATCAACCGAAGGCGTGACGGCTCTGGCAGGAACGGGGATACCCATCGCAGCGGAGCGCTTCACCAGTTCGGTGCGCAGGAACTCCTGGAACTGGACGGACTCGACCGCCCAGACGAGGCAGTTATATTCCCGCTGCAGCTCGATAACGTCAGAGATAATTTTGTCCGGCACACGCTTTCGGATACGCGCTTCAACAACGTCCAGAATGCCGGTAAAGCGGTTGAAACCGCCAACCAGTAACGCAGAAGGGTCACGGCTGTTGCCGTGTTTACCCAGACTCGGGTCACATGCGCCATAGAAGCGCCACTCGTTAAGGCGGTTGACCCAGAAGTTAATGCAGCCGGTAAATGGCGCATCTTCGCCGCTGACGGGATCGTTCTGATATTCCGCATCAAAGGTACTGTGGCCATCACGGGCACGGATGAGCATCAGGGCATAAAGCGGACGCGCAGCCCATGACACAACTGCACCTTCATCCATCTCAGCCTGATGCTCACGGTAGTATGCCTGCGCCAGCATCTGACCATCTTCGTCGTTGTTGCGCAGGATTTCTTCCCACTTATCCCACAGCGACATATTGTGCGGCCAGCTGATAAGCGCCTTGAACCGGGCCCGCGTCCATAGCGGATTTTTAAGGGTGCGGGAAAGCACGGAATCGTAGTGCAGGATTGTCCCGATATACACCACATCAAACTTGGCCCCTGCGCCGCCAAGCGGCAGGACGGTTTTTTTGAGCCAGTTATCGAGCTTGTCACGCTGCTCAGGGTTACGCACCAGTTCATCGTTCTCGATATCATCGAGCACAGCCAGGTCAGGACGATACGGGCCATGGCGCAGACCACGCAGCTTTTTGCCACTACCGGCGACCTGAACCTTAATGTCGTTGCGGGTGAGGATGGTCCCGGCCTGCCAGACGCGGCCACCGCCCGTCGCTTCCGGGAAATCCATCAGCAGGCGGGGGTTAAACTGCAGTTCCGCCTTTATCGCCTCCAGCATCGGATAGGCCTGGTCGATGGAGTCCATAATGATGACCGGGTAATGCTTGAGCGCCAGCACAATGCACCAGATGACAAAAAGCTGACTCACGATGGTGGATTTGGCTTCACCACGCGGAGCCGCTATCGCATCGTTCTGGCTTCCCGTAGCCTGGATGATTTCAGGCAGGCGCTTATAGAGATAGTTATGCAATTCACTGCGGGCGGCATGGCGGACATAGTGCGGAAAATAATGCTGCACAAAGTATTCAAACCCCGTTACAGGGTCAGCAACGAGGCCACGACGTTCAGCAATTGCAGCTGCGGAGGGGTCAAAGCCCACATCTTCCGCTTCAATGGTGCGACGAAGACTGGCGGAGAGTTCCGCCAGTTCGGCAAGAAAATCTTTGCTGGATAACTTAGTTCTGGCCATGATTAATTTGCCCTTAACAGCCTGTTAATGGTGATTGCGGAGGGCTTTATTAACCTCGCTGATGAAGCGGTTCATCGACTCGATGCCGGTTTTATCTCGTTCAACATCGAGGCTGTAGCAGCCTGTCGACGTCGCGACGGTTACGTTTTTGCCGCCCGCGAACCGGACGCCCAGCACGTCACTGGCCATCACATAGTTTTCACTGTTAACCCGGATTAACTGGTCAGCCATAGTGTTGCTCCATCTCCTTGCCGAAGGGTTCAAGGATTTCCACGAACGCGGCCAGATGCTTTGGATAGTGCTCGGCGACAAATGCGCTGAGCTTCTGGATAACATCCAGCGCCACCGCCAGCTGGCTTACCTCCGGCAGTATTTTCTTGTTTGCTGCGACGGCTTTGTTAAATGCATCGGCAAGGCTTGCCAGAAGCTCGACGCGTTCCCCCGGAGGGAGCTGAGACTCGGTTGTCAGCAGCTCCAGCGTGGTCTGATACTGGGTCATTAACCCGGTGAGAATGGCGCGGCCAATCTCCTCAAGACCGTTCCCGGCCATAAGGTGAGCGGCGCGTAACTTGTCCCAGTCATCGCCTGCGTCCTGTGCTTCCTTCTTCCAGCGGCGAGCTGTCGCAAATGCCACGCCAGCCTGAGCGGAGGCTATTTCAAGCGACATCTGGCCGAAGATATAAGATCGTCGCAGTTTTTCCCGTGTTTCCTGCGGATGCGCCATATCACAGCTCCAGTTTTGCGCGAATGAGCAGAATCGCTACCGTGATGACGCCGCCCGCGATGCCACCTGTAATCGCACCCGCAGAGGCACCACGGCGAGCGGCATCGTCGCTGATGGTAGTGAGACGAACATCAATCCGGCTCAGCTTGTCATTAATCCCGCCCAGAATGTCCGGGCTGACGGGAGCCTGCAGGCGGTCGAGCTGAGCTGAAATCCGGCTCAGCGTTTCCTGTTCGCTCTGGCTGATTGTCACGCGGCGGGTTCGGCGCTTGTGTCTGGCTTTCATTTGTCCTGTTTCCTGTCCAGTTTGTTATCAATGCGCTCGATAGCCGCTCGCAGCTCCCTCATCGCATCCATCATTGCGGTGTAGTTACTTTTGGCATCCTCACGGCGCTGGTATTCATCCCGGATGCGATCAACCGCCTTTTCCAGGTCGGTGATGTCTTTTTGCAGACGACGTATCCAGATGGTGCCGAAGGTCGCTGCCAGCGCCAGCGCAATCTGAAAGGCCATATCAAGAGTCATAATGTTTTTCACTTCCTGTAATACTCGTTTATTGCCTGCAGCCTGCCCTCAAGGAGCTGGCACCATGCGCCGTATTCCGCTGAAAACGACACTATTCCCGTGGGGGAGAGTCCGCCACCGGTGCCTGTGGCCTGGCCGGAATGACCAGAAGTGCCGCTGGCGGTGGCTGGCAGATGCTGACCAGCGGGGAGGCTTTCGGCTCCTGGGTAGCCGAAGGCTTCACGTAAGAGCTGCAGGCCGCCAGGGCCAATGCCGGTATAACCAGGACCATCTTTATCAAGTGCATCTTTAAGCCTCTTTTTAAGATCGCGAACAGTCTCGTCATGTGCCTTTTGCTTTTCAGCCAGCTCGCGGGTCAGCGCATCCGCTTTCTGCTGCCAGGCGTTCTGCTTATCAAGAGCAGCCTTCAGGTCAGCTGCATACTGATTCGCAGCGCTGAGCCTCTCCTGATCCCACTGCCGTTCTTTTTCACTGAAACCATCAGTCAGGCTTTGCTTCTCCTGGCTGAAGGCCAGCGCCTGAGTGTCCAGCTTGTTGTCTGTGATGAAGGTGCCGAACCATATCCCGCTGCCTGTCAGAACCACGATGACGAGCAGCGGTTTCCAGCTAACCTTCAGGATTTTCAGGGCTGCTTCCCACATCGCGCACCTCTCTGGCTCGTTTGATGGACATATGCTTTGATGCCTGGCTCTGTGCCACCCATGCCCCCAGATAGGTGAGATACAGCTCACCCGGTGTTTCGGGACGGGTAACGGTGAGCCAGACCAGCACGAAGGAACTGACCAGGAAGGCCAGAAAAACAATGGTGTCTGACGTTGAGAGACGACCGGTGGCCGGGTTCGTCACCAGATCGCGCAGAGAGATCGTCATAGCGCCGCCTTAGCGACATTCAGCCGCGCCACGCGGTCAGCCTGACCTTCAGCCGGAGGGTTGATACGGCGGGTGACAGCCAGAAAATCGCCTTTGTCCGCCAGCTCATTGCAGCCATTAGCCTTCCAGTACCAGGCCGCGCTGCGGGCTGCGTTGAGATACTCCAGTAACAAATCGGGATTAGCGATGAGATCGAGACCCAGCGCCTTACCACAAAGCAGGTAATTATTGCGCAGGGTAATCTGAATCAGGCCACGCCCGCGAAAGCGCCAGCCATCGCCTGATGCTTCATTACCGTTACCACCCTGATTTGCGTAAACATAATTCGCCATTTTTTCAGGGTTACGGGTATAGCGGCGGGCAAATTCAATCTCACTGGGCTCAATAATACGATTCTTATTGAGATCGAAGTCGCTGCGGAAAATACGCGCCACGCGCTCAGCATCTGAATAATAGAGATTTTCACTGAGCCGACTGAAGCCCGCGCTCTCGTGGCCGGTTTGAGCAATAAAGGCGGCAAGCCGGGCTGGTGTATTAATCTGGAATTCAGCGGTGGCTTTACTGAATGGTTCAAACCAGCGTTGCGCCATCACTGGCGAAAGGCCCGCTGCTCGCTGAAATTGTGGGAGTGTTAAAAGCATAACGCCATCCGGTTAAAAAGGGATGGCGTCAGTATTTCATCGGGTTAGGTGAATAATCAGGTGAAGGGGTTCAGTGGCTTATTGACTAACATCAATTATCTCTACATCGTCACTTTCTTCAATATGCGCAGGAGGTGGGTTGTTAATTGCAAATTTACATTCCTTACCCTGTTTTATGTATGATTCACCCTGCGCATTCACAGCCTTAACATTATCAGTTTTTAATGAAGATAGCCTTGCTATCCAATATGAGTAAGCTGCTGCTGGTAACGTAGCGCAAGAGCTAAAAGGTGTAGGGTTTAAAAGAAGATTCTCCCCATACAATTTTTTCGCATCCTCATCAAGGAGGAGGAAATGACGACTCACTGCAACAACTTCAGGTGTAAGATATCCCAGACTCTTGTACATATCAAAAACAGCAGTTGCACCCATTAAAGTGCTCTGCGTTTCATTAAATATTCTCTTAGTTTCCTCAAGTTGATTTTTATAAGTCTCAACTGCTTTTGTATTGGGTACTGTTTTTGCTACTGCAGTAGTACTAAATACCACCAAGAAAAATGCCACATATCTCATTGCATTGCCCATTAGAATAATTTTCCTTGACTGTTACAATCTTTGTTTTTCTGCTGTGCAAGAAGTTCCCACGCAAAGCGATCACTAAAACCATACTTAGGGCAAAGAAAGGTCATGGCCATAAGAGAGGATGAACCTTGTCCACGCACTTCGGCGAACTCGGCTAGAAAGCGACGGTTACGTAATTCACGAAGGGCACGATCACAGCGGGGTAAATAGAGAACTTCGCCGCCAAAATTCTTGATGAGTAATTGGGTTTTCTCATCGCCGATAGTATCGCGCAGGAGGGCTGCGCGGCTGGCCCCCATAGCGCGGAGGCCTTTACCTATCGGGAACGTGGTGCCACCAAAAGCAGAAAGAAGCTGCTCGGTCGCCGGGAAGCCTATCAGGTCAGCTATTTGTATCACTGCTGATGGCAGCAGCTCCGTTACCTGTTCCAGATTCATTATTACGCTCCCGCTTTTTTCGCCGACTCGCATCAATGCTGAGAGCCTGCATGAGTTTGGTTAACTGTTCTGTCGTCAACCACTCGATGTATTTGACGTGGAACATATGATCGCACATTTTCTCGGCATAATTCCACGGACGTTTTGCATCTGCAAGTAATGCATGAATTTTAGCAAGAATTGACTCGCGCGTATTGGCAACCTTTGGAAGTCGACCGTGTTTTGCTGAGTAGCGAGGAAAGCCCTTACCATGCATATATTCCCTGACAGCCTGCAGTTCGTCGAGAGTGCATTTAGTGGATGATGTTTTACCGTTGCATAAGCGAGACAGAACACTACGGTAGGTTACATCATCCCACCCAAGATATGCCTGACCCGCTTTAATAGCCCCGATAAGGCCTCGTTTTGCTGGCGTGGACATAATATTTCTCCTGTTGGTTGCCATTATCGCAGGCACTTTGTGAAGTGCCTGCTGTAATGACTTACTCTGAGGGTTCCATTCTGCTGACGGATATACCACCGATTTTCCCTTCAACCCTGACAACCAGACGACCATTGCGCATATGCCAGGCTTCTGAGCGGGTTATTACGGTCTCCCGTTCGGGCATACCTGGTGTCGGGTGATACAGGAAACTGGAGCCGACAGGAAAGCGCTGGTTAAATGTCTTCGCCGTCAGGTTTCTGAGCAGACTTTTCATCGTTCTCCTCCATATGTGCATCGGTTGCAATAATGCTTAATGGCCATAAGAGAAATGCGAACCAGCAATTCTGGCGGGATAAATTAGCCAATCCCACCAATCGAACCAGGATGCATGCCCAACACCAGCCAAGTGTCAAATACATCGCCAGAAATATGAGGATGAAAGCTATATCCATCACTGTATTCCCCGAAGTTTCTTGAAAGACTCAATCGCCTTTCTCATATCAGCCTGAATCCCCTTATTAAGAACGTTGCGGTTACTCGCGTCGTAATAGTTGAACCGCAACTTAAGAGGAACCGACAACAACTCAACAACCTGGCTGTTATCACGGAAGAACCAGACACGGCGGTTGCCGTTATCCTGGAACTGGCAACCCGTTACGCTATGCATAACTCACCTCCGTTAATGGGTGACGTTTACGGTGGATCGCAATCGACACGCTTTCCCAGTCCTGGTAAAGAAACAACAGACCAAGCTCACAGGCGCGATCAAACTCCCTGGTTGCGCCTGTGCTCTTTTCCCAGCCGTTCAGGAGGAAAACAGCATCAGCCTGCTCAAGCATGGACAATGTAATTTGCAGGTACTGCTCATGCTGCAGGCCGTCAGGAAGAATGGCCGGATTGAGGACGGTGAAGCCGCGCTCTTCCAGGATGCGAGCCTCAGCGTTAAATTCATCGCGGTTAAAGTTGTGATACCCGGTCATTGGACCTGCAATGAAAACCACCGGCTTACGCTCAGAATGTTTGTTTAAATTCATCAGAGATACCTCACATGATTTTTCCAGCGGTTCTGTGCAGCGCTGCGTTTCTTCTTGTCGCACCACTCGTTGCCAGGCTGGGGTATCGTTGCCGGCCATCCTGTCATCGCTTTACGGTTACTGAATTTGAAAGGCATGCGCAGCAGTCTTCTTGCTTTGCGGTTTGTCATTTGGCAGCCTCCTCAGAGCGAAACATCATGATTGTCAGAGCGCCCTTTGTGGCAAGACGAACGGTTGTACCAGGCTCAATGCTCTGCAGTTCGAAAGCGTCGTATAACTCATCAATAGCCTTCTGACGACGTGATGACTTGCGGTGTTTATCCCACGATTTCAGAACAGCAGAGGTAAACCACTTACCGGTCTGGACCATGATGAATAGCCAACCCATGAAGGCGAGCCCGGTATTCAAAATTTCGGTGATTGTCATTTCTCTATTCATCTCCCTGGTCGAACAAGATTCGCGAGTAACCCGCATTGGTAGATACTTCCAGCCATCCATCACACCGTTCACCGGTTCTGAGATTTATCACGCGAGAATGCTGGTATTGAGAGCCTCGGATATCTTCCAGTTCATCATCGCTGAAAAACATCGGCTCTCCGCAGTGAGGGCAGTAGCATCCGTAATCACCATCAGCGCGCCCAATTTTGTTAACTATGAGAATTTCGTTGGTAGCCATGTCACTATCCTTTACCGGCAACGCGTTCTGCGTCATACAGCCATGCATCAATCGGATTCAATGAGTTTTCGATTGGTGCCCCTCCTGATTGATACATCAGCTGCCTTGCACGTAAAAACAGCTCGTTCACAGCTTCCAGCTCATCCAGCTGCGCCAGCACATTAGGGTCACAAACATCAACAACCGTTAGCGCGTTGGCACGAGCAAACTGGACATCAAGCGCTGTAGCCAGATTGCGAACCAGCGCGGCAGACTCAGCGCAATGTAGTTCTTTCGCCAGCGCATGCCCGGCTGCTACGAGATCTTTGACTGGCGTAGTTTCCAGTTGAGGCGAGGTTTTCATTTTGTCACTCCGATCTGTTCGCATTTATTAGCTGAACTGCTTACCGCGTGATGTAGCTGCGCATTACGTCCAGCCAGATATCCCTCGCTTTCCGCCTTATCCGTTCCCCTGGCTTTGCCGGGTTTGCGCGGTTCCAGCTTTTTCATGCCTTCGCTTAATTTCCGGCTGCGGTAGCACTCCATCAGTGTTGTCTCCGCCTCCGTAACGGCGAAATCACTGACAACGGCATAAGCACCGTTGACCCAGGCGGAGCAGAAGGTATCTGCGCGGGCAACTTTGGTAGCCTGTTTGATGTTCTTGCGTAATGTGGATAGGTAATCACGGCGGGCTTTCACCAGTTGCTTACCCAGAACTTCGAATGAATATGCCGCTATCTGAGGGCGTTCGTCGGGGCCGTAATAGTGTATGGTGCGTTTTGCTGGCTTGCCCCACTGCTCAGTGCCATGGCTGGTGTAAAACTTCACGCCAAAAACGCGGGCGACCATCTCTGCCAGTATTGCCATATATTCCGGCATCTTCTCAGCATGAGAGGGGGCCTTCTGGGTAGAAGCTTCATTGATATCAATCAAATCAGCACCAGCCTCAGTCAGCTTGTGGGTTTCCATCAGACGCTGAGCACGGCGCAGGGCAAGTGCAGCTTCTTCAGCGCTGGAGTTATTACGCGCCATCGCGAGCAGCTTTTTAATTCTCTGGATATATTTCTCTTTATTTTCCATTGTTCAACTCCTGAATTTGGCGTAAGCCAGCCCCTGCGGGTTTACGCCATTTTTAAAAGTGATTTAAATTACGGTTAAAATCAGTTGACGGGTTTCAGCGATTTAATATTCGCGAAATAAGGCTCCTGATTTATTTCCACGACCGTGACCTTATAAAGGTCATTTGCCACATCTACCGTTCTGACTACACGGCCACCGCGTAAACCTGTGGCTGGCTGATAGATAAATGAACTGCCTTTAGGGTAAAGGGCATTGAATTCTTTAGCTTTCATCTGGAACACCCCAGCCACGATGTGCGGCATGACGACAGAACTCCATACGCGAAGCCGCATAAATAGAGTTCACCTCCATTTTTGCCAGACTGAATGCCTGTTTACATGAATCCGCCGCCCGCTGAAACTCGCCGTTCTGTTCGGCAATGACAGCGCTGGTTGCATACGACATGAAAGGGCTGCATGGTTTGTCCGATTTAGCACGATCAAACAGAATGGCCATCTCACACCCCCACGCCAGCGATATCGAGAGGAATGGCGCGATACTGATCGCTTTCACCAACGCGCTCATAAACACGGATATAAGAACGGCTGCCGACAACCTGAACAGCCTCGCCGATGGCCTCCATCGCCTTAACCCAGCGAGCGTCTGTAATATCGAGGCGGCGCAATGCCAGAACCGCGCCGGTATTCACTTCACCTTCTTTTTCCGTCTGGAATGCACGGGTGATGATGGCGCGAATCTCCGGGCGGGCATTCTCGGTCCAGTCTGCCAGACATTCATCAATCAGTGATTTAGCAGCCTGCAGGCGCTCGTCAAATGCGATACGGTCCTGCATGGCACGCTGAACCTTATAGCGGCCATCATAGCTGTAGAGCGTGACGTTACCTTTTTTGCCGCCCAGGCTGACGCCGTACTGACTGGCGGAGATATCAACAAAGGCTCCGATATCGGAAAAGCCGCTAAGCTTGAACTCTGCCAGTGCAGCACTCAGGGCCGTCGCTTTTTCGACGATGCTACGCACCAGATCGTCACGCATCTGGTCGGTATCTTTGATCAGACTGACAGGGGTCAGTACGCCCTTGGCGTCAATCCAGTAACCCTCTGGCGCTTTTTTTTCAGTGAATTGCTTGTTTTCAGTGGACATTTTTACTCTCCTTAAATTGACGCGTTACTTTCTTAACGACTTCGTTAACCTTTGCCAGCACATGACCAGCCAGACCTTTACCCACTTTGTCAGCCACTTTGCTGACGATATCGCTGTCGCCGTCATCAGGGATAACCCTGCAACCGACTTCAAAACCGCGAGATTTGTCCTTTATTTCAATAACAATCTTTGCCATATATCCCTCTGCTTAATGAAGTGATTCAGACCAGACCACCCGACACCCGCTTTCATCCTGATAGACGCCCTGGCGAAAGCGCCCGTGGCGGTCATTGCCGGTAATATCAAATCGCGCCAGACCTTCTTTTTTCATCCGCTCGCACCATGCATGGCGCACGATACGAATGACCGGTTGTGTGTTGCGCAGGGATACGCTTTTCACCTGAACTCCCTGTGCTGACAGAAATAAAATCAGCGTTTCTGCCCGGATCAACGCAGAGATAACGCCTGCGTTGTCGGTGTTTCCTGATGTTCTGGTCATGGTTAAATCCTCAGTTAATGAGCATTTCTGCGAACTTGCGGACAGCGCCTGCGCTGACTGCATGGCCACTGATATCGCTGTGACGGCTGACACCGCGCACCAGTTTGAAAAGACGTCTGGCGTTTCCGTTGCTCGCCCGGAATAGCGCCTCAGATACGTCAGGGTTCTCAGCATCCGGCAGCATACTGATCGCGATATCGCTGATATCAGCCTGCGGCAGGGATTCGCCGATGTTGAGCGCCAGACCCACGCGGCTGAAAAGCTGCTGATACTCACCGCGCTTGCCTTTAAGGTTGATAATGAGGCGAGGCATCCCGGCCAGAACGACACCGATACCGGCTTTGTCGTGGATGCGGCGCAGTGTTTCCAGCGCACGGTATGGAAGGTTCTCAGCCTCATCGACCATCAGGAGGCGACCTGAATCACGCAGGGCAGCAATGCAGGCTTCGCTGAGTTCATGCATGTTGCCGCGTTTGCTGAGGCCAAGCAGCCCACACAGCTCTTCGAGCACAACACGGGCGGTATAGCCGGGGTCGGCCTCTATCAGCAGCGCATCACGATGCCTGGACGCGTATTCACGCAAAATCATGGTTTTACCCAGACCAGCAGCGCCATAGAGAACGTTGATCTCACCATCCAGGTGCGCCAGACGAATGACCTCAATCCCCTTGCGGGAGGTCACTGTGGGGATATAGCGCGGCGTGATGCGACGCGATTTTTCCTTGTCGGCTTCGCGGGCAATGAAGCTGCGGGCCAGCTCGTCGATGCTGTCCACATCACCCTGATATTTTCCCTGCAGGTACTGATTAACCACTGCCGGGCTTTTACCAAAAGCGCGGGCTACCTGTGTCTGGCTGTAACCCTTACGGGACATAAGTTCATTCAGTTCTGTTTGTAGGCTCATATGTCTCTCACTTACCGGGTATTACCGGTTTTTTTCAGATATTCATCGCGGTCGGTTTCGAGGAAGAAATAATGCTCTTCTTCCGTAATCCGGCTGAATTCAGCCGGGATAAAACTCCCCAGATCGTCGAAGCGCTGGCCCGGTAATACAGAGCGGCCCTCTGCTTCAATTTCCTGGCGTTTGTCTTCAATACGGTTGAGGCGGCGCTGGCGGCGTTTCTCAACAGCCACATCCATTGCACTCACCGGTATTGCGGCACGTTTATTACCGTTCCAGATCGCAGTACAGACGTAGGTACCATCCATCCGGCGAACGATAACGGAAGAGGGATCGTGAATATCGAAAGCCACCCGGACCTCTTCGCTATCCACCTGGATTAATTCTTCAGAGAAGTAGTCGTTGTTAAACAGGCGCAACCAGCCACGCTGCGCGGTACGCACCATCTCCGGCATAAAGGCTTCGCGCAGCTCAACATCAGTCAGATATTCAATATCGTCACCTTCAGCTTCGAGAACGGCACGACGATAGGCAGCCGGAGTCATGTGACGCCCGTTACGTTTTGGAAGCTCACGATGTTCATGCGTGTTGTTGTATGCATCAACTTCGCTGGCGATTGCGTCAAGCAGCTGCTGCCAGGAGGGCAATTTACCAAGGGCATTACGCTGTACTGGCGTCAGCTCCCGTCCGTTCTCCTGCGCCTTGATGGCTGACTGGATGGCACGCGACGTGATGCGGGCATGCTCCCGGTCAGCACTGTCGCCGCTGAACGTATCGAACTGCATGGCCACGCGGCGGGGAACCCCCTTGTTAAGCCGTTCGATGATGCCGCGAGACTGAGGACGCCCCGGAATGCTGGTCGGGTGCTCAATACCAAGGCGGCTGAAAATACCCGTAACATCGGCATCAAGCGTTTTGTTTGTTTCACCGCCGCCGTTATCGGAATACACAAATAACGGTTTGCCGAAATGACGCATGGCGTAACGGTAGGCATCAGCCACAGCAATAACGCTTTCTGAAAGTGCCAGGCTCCAGCCCGTAATAAAGCGTGTCCGGCCATCAATAATTAACGTCAGTTCAGGAGTGAACGGGCGGCCATGGTCAGGGTGTGCCACCTTCATCTCCAGGGATTTACCATCCGCAATCCAGCAGCCATTAACCGGCATAAGGGACCAGTCACGTTTCTGGAAGCATTCATAAGCCAGCGCAGCGGAACCGCTGACGCGACCGCGCACACGCTCGCGCTTTGGCAGTTTTGCCATGGCGCGGCGAACGGCATCATATGACGGGCAGGCGGCTGCAATTGCCGGCTGGTCGGCATACGTGTTTTCCCATTCAGCTTTAAAATCACTGTAAGCATCCCTTAGCGTCGGCCCCTTTCTTGATCGCCAGTGGGCCAGAAAGTCAGGAAGCCACTGGATCTTTTCAGGCGTCCTAGCTTTCAGTTGTCCAGGAGCAAGCAGCGTCAGACGCTCAATACCTGGCCGGGACGCCTCGTAAATAGACACCCACTCTTGAAGGCTGCGCTCACCAAAACCTTTACGGGTTGAACCCTTGCGGGCGTTGGCGATAACCGCAGCATCTTTAAGGTGCTCTGGCAGTGAATCGGTGCGTGCAGCCTTCACGATAAATTTGACGGCAGCGGTGCGTGATGAACCCGCATTCCGCAGACGTTCAACCTCCATCGCCAGCGCCGCGCGGGCATCGGCGATCTGTTTTTGTTTAATGGTCAGTTCGCCGACCTTCTGCTCAAGAATGACCGGGCACTGGCGCAGCAGGGCTATATCCTGACGGTCTGCGGTGGCCTTACGTGCAACAACCGCACGGAGTGCATGCTCGCCTGGCTTAGAGGCCAGCACTGTCTGATACACTTTTTCGCGGATGGCTGACTGCATATCATGAGGAAGGCTTTCGATGAGAAATTCATAGGCGATACCTTTAACGCCTTCTCTTTTCCTGCATGTCCACTGTTCATTTTTTGCTTTGCGCAAAATGGTGCTAACGGCAGAAGAAAAACCGGGTAACTCAGTTATCTCTTTAGCAGTAACCCAACCATTAAATGAAGACATATCAATATCTCCCAGGCCAAATATCTTCAGGAGTCATACCGATTGCTTCAGCAATAATTTTTTCAGCTTTTGGGTATGGTTTATCTAGGGCATTTTTTAATGTGTAAGGCGATAGGTTGTGCTCCCGCCCCAAACTAGAGAGAGACATGTTTCTTTTGCGCAAAGCCGCGACGATATCCGCTCTGTGCATGTTTTCTCTTTTTTCGCATTTCATTTCATGCCATCCTTAAAAGTTAACCACTTAGCTAGCCTGCAAAGTACCCAGCTAGCTACTTAAGAAGATACTTTCATTGCATTGTGATTGCAATGCGTGCAACGACAAATAATTGTCAATGTTGGCAATATAATCACTATGTGATTGTTTTTATTGAATTTAAATTTGTCATTTCATTTATCTTCTGCAACGACAAATGAAACCACAAAGGGTTTTTGTGATGGCGTTTAATGAATGGTTTTCGGCAAGTGAGCTTGCAGGGCTTCCGGGAATGCCTGGTGATAAGAGCAGTGTCAATCGGAGGGCTAATAAGGAGGGTTGGAAGAAGCGTCAGCGCGCTGGTGTTAGGGGGACGGCTTTTGAGTTCCACATCTCATCTCTTCCCTCTGCAACTAGAGAGGCGATTGGTACAGAACAGGCTGACATTGGAGAAAGCGAAATCGATACGGAGTTACTATCAAAAGTTATCGAATCTGTTGAATTACTTTTGATGAGTAGGAAAAAAAAGATAAGCCCTTCGACCAAAGCAAAGGTGATCACGGTGCTTTACCGGGCTTTTAAATCAAGTAGTTACATAGACATGAAGTTGATACAAGAAACGATCGAGCTTGTTGCTTAGTCTGGGAGGCTGTAATGAAAGACGACAAAGTTGTACATCTTGGTAGAAAGAAAAATGCATTTGAGGACGAGTTGTTAGAAATTGCTCAGCTTCTTTCGCAGGATAATGAGGATGCAGCTGATATTGATGGGGGTAATCAGACAATCCCATCAATCAACGTCAATGGTTCAGCCAATGTGATTGGCAACGGAAACACCGTAAATAATGTAATAACCTTTACAAGATCCATACAGAAAAAAATTCAGGTCAAAACGGCAGATGGAGTTATTGATGCGACACAAAAATTCCAGATAAAAAGCCTTGTAGATGAATGGGTTGAAAATTTTAACGCTATAAAGAAGTCAAAACTCACACACCAAAAAGCATGGTCACTTCTTAATCGCCACATGAAAGTGAATAGTTATCATGAAATCAAAGACATAAACCATGCTAAAGCAATAAAATTCCTTCGTTCAAGACTGGGCGAATTGCGCAACATGCCATCCGCTCCGAAAAAAGTTCAAGACTGGAGAGCACAAACAATTAAGTCAATCCAAGCCAGGTGCTCTGAAAAAGGGTGGCAGGCATGGCGTAAACTCTATATGCAACAGAAATTTGAAAAAAATTCGATGACTGAACTTACCGATGTAGAACTAAAACAACTGTACCAAACTGTATGGAATAAGAGGTGAGGTAGAGCTGAAGAACCGCATTAGGATCGTTTAAAAGTGATTTAAACGGTTCTAATGCGTGCTAATTTTAGTGCAGAATATTTCGCCTTTTTTACTATTTTTGCTCAAAATCCAGTAGCGTGTGCAGAATTACCTCACAGCTGTCTACCCCTTGATAGCTCTGCCTTTCAGCCTATTACCCCTCGTTTTCCCTCTATGCAGAAACGATCACCTCCCCACAAGAAAGAGCGAGAAGATGCCCACCCGCTCATCGCGCCGCGCCTGTTGCAGTTGCGCAGCATCCGCTTTGGCGTGCTGATCGGGATACTCTTTTTTAGCGTCTGGTCCGGGTTTATGTTCTGTATGGCGCTGACCATGCAAAGCGGTCTGGGGATGGCGCCGTGGCAGTCCGGGAACAGCTTTATCGCGCTTGGCGTCACCTATTTTATTTCTGCCTGGTTCGCCCCACGCCTGATTGCCCGCTACAGCACCAGCGCCATCCTGCTGACCGGGCTTGCGATTCAGCTTGTCGGCCTGGTGGCGCTGATCGCCACGTTCCGTCACTGGGGAATGCAGAATACCGCGCTGACGTTGGCCCCGGCCACCGGGCTGGTGGGTTACGGGCAGGCGCTGATTGTAAACAGCTTCTACCGTATCGGGATGCGCGATATTCAGCCTGACGACGCGGGGTCCGCGAGCGCGATTTTAAGCACGCTGCAACAGGCTGCGCTGGGGCTTGGCCCGGCCATTTTCGGCGCGATTTTGCTGCACGGGCTGCAAAATCATCACGGAGATTACACCCAGGCAGTCAACGTCTTCCTGATGGTGGAAACGGCCATGATGGTAGTGCTGGCGCTGGCCACGCTGCGTATGCGCCATCGTCTGTGTTTACCGGTCGTCAAGGCCTGTCCGGCGACAAAATAAAACTGCCTGAATTTGCATAATAGATCCGCAGCCGCCATTATGGGGCTGCATCAATACAGGAGACGTTATGCAGGAATTAATTGCTCAGGTTGAAGAGTTAGGGATTGAAATTAATCACACCACCTCTTTAGTGATTATCTTTGGTATTATTTTTCTTACAGCCATTATCGTTCATTTTATTCTGCACAAAGTGGTGCTGCGCGCCTTCGAAAAACGCGCGCAGGCCAGCAGCCATTTATGGTTGCAGATCATTACGCAGAACAAGTTATTTCACCGTCTGGCGTTTACCCTCCAGGGGATAATCGTCAACGTTCAGGCGGTTCTGTGGCTGCAAAAAGGCAGCGAAGCGGCGGAAATGCTCACCACCTGCGCAAAATTGTGGGTGATGGTCTATGCCCTGCTCTCCTTCTTCTCGCTGCTGGACGTCATATTCAATCTGTCGCAGAAAATGGCCACCGCATCACAGCTGCCGCTGAAGGGGATATTCCAGGGCATCAAGCTGGTGAGCGCCATTCTGGTGGGAATATTAATTATCTCCCTTCTGATCGGTCAGTCACCCGCCATTCTGATAAGCGGCCTGGGTGCGATGGCTGCCGTTCTGATGCTGGTCTTTAAAGACCCGATACTGGGCTTAGTGGCCGGTATTCAGCTCTCCGCCAACGACATGCTGAAGCTCGGGGACTGGCTGGAGATGCCGAAATACGGGGCCAACGGCACGGTGACCGACATCGGCCTGACCACCGTTAAAGTGCGCAACTTCGATAACACCATCACCACCATCCCGACCTGGGCGCTGGTGTCCGACGCGTTCATCAACTGGAGCGGCATGTCAGCCTCCGGTGGTCGCCGCATCAAGCGTAGCCTGAATATCGATACCACCAGCATTCATTTCCTCGATGAGCAGGAGCAGCAGAAACTGATTCAGGCGAAACTGCTGAAGCCGTATCTGGCCGCGCGTCATGAGGAAATTAACCTGTGGAATCAGCAGAACGGCGAAGGGGAATCGGTATTAAACCTGCGCAAGATGACCAATATCGGCACCTTCCGTGCCTATCTGAATGAATATCTGCGTAACCACCCGCGTATTCGTAAAGATATGACGCTGATGGTGCGCCAGCTCGCGCCCGATGCCAACGGGCTGCCGATTGAAATATATGCCTTTACCAACACGGTGATCTGGGCGGAATACGAAGATATTCAGGCCGACATCTTCGATCATATTTTCGCGGTGGTGGATGAATTTGGCCTGCGTATTCACCAGTCGCCAACCGGAAACGATATTCGCTCGCTGGCTGGCGTCATCGCCAGATAATCAGGAGCTGGCGCGGGAAATAAAGCGCCAGTCCATCATGACCCTTTCCGTGGGCGCATCCGGGTTGTCGATCTTATTTAACAGCAGATTGACCGCCTTGCGCCCGATATCCCGCGACGGTTGTTCAATGGTGGTGAGAGAAATCATCTCCGCCAGCTCGGTGCCGTCAAAACCCACCACCGCGATATCTTCTGGCACCCGCAGCCCTGCCTGCTGAATGGCGCGCAGCGCCCCCGCCGCCAGCGTATCGGAAACGGCAAACACCGCATCCGGCGGGTTTGCTTTTAACAGATTTTGCATCGCCGCCATGCCCGCACCAGAGCTGAGCTCACTGGCGTACTCCACCGCCTGATAATCCAGATCCCGCAGGTGTATGACGCTCTTATAGCCGCGCTCGCGCAGACGGGCATATTTGTAGCTGAGGTCGTGGTTGATGAGCGCAATGCGTTTGCGTCCCCCGTCGGCAAGCTGGCTGACAACGTGCTGGGAGGCATCAACATCATTAATCCCCACGCAGGAGACCGCGCCCGCATCGGCGTATTCAGCGCACTGCACCCACGGCGCGTTGCCAATCAGCGCGGCCAGCTCCGGCAGTTTCGAGAATGCATCCATGGTGATAATGCCGTCGACGATTTTGCCGGAGAGCAGGCTTAAGCCCGAGCGGGAGCGCTCAATATCCGAGCCGGAGTTGCACAGCAGAATG